CGCCATTACTGCGTTGGTTGTAATCATCACTCTATTTTCTTGGGCCTGGGCTAAAACCTTGCTCAGTGCTGAATCCGCTTCCTCTTGACTGAAGCCATAATCATTGACTAATACTATCATCATTGCAACACCTAGCTCTTTAGCGAGGAGGGCCAGGCGTTGGTCTTCGGCTGGTTTGTTGCGTTTTTGCTTCCTGTTGAATAGTTTCTTTTTCATAGTCCGCAGCCTCTTTCTAATTGTAAAAAACAGTCCATTTATGGTATAATATCAGTGTCTAGGCGGATCGTCAATATGGTGTCGTTTTTGTTTTAATCTTATAATAGCTATCAATATCCTTGCGTTTTAATTGGTAAATCCGCCTAGACAACGGACGCCAAAAGCGTAGGGATATTTTATTTTGTGGGGTGAATTGTGGCAAGCTGCGAGTGCCAGAGCTGTGGGAAATTGTTCGAAGCCTATCCTTCGGAACTTAAGCGAGGCGGAGGTAAATACTGTTCGCCTGACTGTAATTACGAAGCCAAAAACAAACAGATTAACAGAACTTGCCAGGAATGTGGCAAAGAATTTAGTGCAAGCCGAAGTAGAGTAAAAAAGGGTGAAGGGAAATATTGTTCTCTGCAATGCGCTCGAGATGCAAGAGATGTTAGGGTAGAGCAAAAATGCGAATTCTGCGAAAAAGAATTCAAAGTGTATCGATGTAAAGTGCCACAAGGCTTAGGCCGTTTCTGTTCTAAACAATGTTTCAATGAATACAAAAAAGCAAACAGCAAAAAGCATTGCAAATGTTTGCAATGCGGCAAGAATTTCAAAGTATATCTTGGCTGGATAAAAAAAGGGGGAGGAAAATATTGTTCGTCTGATTGTTCTGCCAAAGCACATTCAGGTAAAAATAGCAATTTGTGGAAAGGTGGGCACATAAATTACTATGGTCCGAATTGGCAAAAACAACGGCGGAAAGCCAGGAAAAGAGACGGTAACAAATGCAAGTATTGCAGCAAAACAGAAAAACAAAACGGCAAAAAATTAGACGTTCATCACATTAAACCTTTCAGAGAATTCAACTATATTCCAGATAAAAACAATAATTACAAAAAAGCGAATAAGCTAACTAATCTAATCTGCCTTTGCACAGGTTGTCATAAGTTAGCAGAACACGGGAACATAGCAATACAACCGTATATGATTTGATAGCCTGCTGATTAGAAATTATCAGCAGGCTATGCTATAATTTCCATAATATAAAGGCTGCGGGTAATAATACTGCGGTCTTTTTTTATGAATTTTATCTTTCGCTACATCATCCTAAATTGGTTTTTTAATATCATACTAAAGGCGCAACAACAGCCTTTGGAGACGCTCTTTGTCGCCATCGAGGGGGACGTATCGGGACTCCTGGACGATGTTGACGAAGGTGTTGATAAAACCAAAGACAAGCTTGAAGAGCTTGATGATGCCGGACAAAAATCAGGAAAGAGCATAAAGGGCAGCGCGGGTATCGCCGGGGCCGCGTTCGGCTTGGCAGCCGGGGCAGCGGGCATACTTCTCAATGTAATTGTATCAATTGGACAAGCGGCCATTAGCGCATTTGCTAATCTAGCAAGTGGTGCCGTACAAGCAAACGCCCAATTCGAGACATTCGCCGTCCAGTTTGAAACATTGCTTGGTTCTGGTAGCCTGGCCCAAGAGCGCCTGGAAGAGCTTGCTCAATTCGGCGTAGAGACTCCTTTTGAATTACCTGAAATCGTGGAGGCTTCCCGAACCTTACAGACATTTGGCGGGACCGTCTTGGCCACTGGTGATAATTTGCGCATGATTGGCGACATCGCCGCCGGGGTTAATCAGCCATTTCAAGATGTCGCATTCTGGATAGGGCGGATGTTTGATGCTCTGCAAAACGGCCAACCTTTCGGCGAGGCATCATCACGTCTTCAAGAAATGGGCGCGATTTCCGGAAATGCCCGCCGTCAAATGGAACAAATGCAAAAGGCCGGCGAGGATGGAGCCGAGATTTTTGGATTTTTCTCTGAGCAGGTCGGCGGGCGCTTTGCTGGCAATATGGAACGGCTTTCCGGGACATTTCAGGGGGTCACGTCCAACCTTGAAGACTTCCGGGGTAATCTTCTCCGCGTCGGCGGTGAACCGTTTTTCGAAGAGGTTCGCCAATCGGCCTTGGATTTCCTTGATCTGTTAAATGAGAACGAAGGAACCATTACCGCCATCGCGGTTGGCATAGGAGAACTGGGTGCCAGTATAGTTCGTTTTGTTCGTGAAGGTCTGGGCGGCATTAATTTCAAACCCGCTCTGGAAGGCATTCAGTCTTTCCTTGACTGGCTTAACAAAACAAAGAACGCAGTGGGGGCATTTTTAACAATATTGAAAACTTTTGCCCAAGCCGTTGCCCCCATCTTTACGCCAATTATCAGCGTTTTGAAAGCTGTTCTGGCAGTTGGCTTGTCGCCAATTATCAATGCGTTTCAAGCTCTAAGAAAAGGACTCGCTCGACTTGATGAAGCTCTGATAGCTGGCGCTCAAATCCTGGCTTTTAGTGCGGCTGGCTGGAAAGGCTTGCTGGCCACACTTGCGCCCATCGGTGAGGTTGTCACAAAAATCGGCCAGGCTCTTTTGGCCCTTGCCACCGGCAATTTCGCAAAAGCCGGAAAGTTGGCAGGCGAAGCTATGGCGCAAATGAAAGAGGGTTTATTTGATGTTGATGGTGGCATCAAGGCAATGGAGGATAGTATCAGGCAAAGCGCCGATGATATTGATAAATGGATCAATCCAGTAGAGGAGGCAACTGAAGCAGCTAAGGATTTAGACAAAGCGGTCTCCGACGCCGCCGATACTGTTGAGGAAAAACCCCTCCTCGACCCGGGGCAAATCGAAAAATTTGGTGATCAACTCGCCGAAGCTGCTGAGAACCGAGCCGAACAACAGGCAAAACTAGAGGAAGACACAGCCGAAAAAATAGCGCAAATTGTAGAGGATGCTAACGATAAGCGCTTGGCGATTGATGAAAAGTTCAATGATGACCTGGCGAAGCTGGCCGCAGATAGCGAGGGAAAGCGCCTCGGGGTGATCGAAAAGACCCGGCAGGCATTAGCCGAACTTGAGGAGTCAACAGACCGGCAACTGGCCAGCCGCAAAGCAGAATTCAACAAAAACGAACTAAGACAAACCGAAGACCACTTGAAGGCGATGCGGCGGCTTCAGGAAGATTTTTTGTTCAACCTTGACGATGCCGTGAGGAGCCGCGACGCCGGGGCTATCGTTGATCTGCAACGGCAATTTCAGAGAGAAAGCTCTCGGCGGGAAGAGGATTTTTCGACTGGTCAAAATCGACAGTCGCAAGATTTTGACCAAGAGCTTGATGCCATCAGAGAGAATGAAGCCAGCCGCCGCGAGGAACTGCTCGCAGCGCAGGCGAAGTCCCTTGGCGATATTGATAAATTCGAAGAAGAAAAACGGGGCGACCTTGAGATGAGGCGGCAGGAGGAGCAACAGAAGCTCGAGGAAGATTTGGCCGAAAAGTTACAACGGGAAAATGACAATTTCATAGAACGCCAGGCCGCTCTTGATGAGGCTCTGCAAAAGCAGCTTGAATCCGTAGCTAAAAGTTTGGCAGATCAAAAAGATATCACCGAGGAGGGTGCCCGGGAGATACTGGAGACTTTCGACCAATTTTTCGGTATTGGGGGTGACATTGATAGCCTTATGGAAGATTTCGCCCGCAAGCGCAAAATCAGAGCTGATATTTTAGTCACATTTTCCGGTGAAACCGCACCGGAACCAGAGGCAGAGGCAGAGCCCCCTCCTACATCGGCCCCGCAACCCCAACCAGGGAAGCCTAGGTTAGGAGGGCCACAACAATTCGCCACAGGCGGAACGCTGATAGCCAATAAACCCACCCTGGCCCTGTTTGGCGAGGCCGGCCCAGAGGTTGTACAGTTCACACCAATGAATGAACTCAGCCAGCCGGGTCAGGGTGAACCGGGCAGGATGATAGTTGAACTGAGGGGGAGCGCACC